ATGGGATTGAAGATCAATCGCCTGACGGCGAGACGAGTGGCGGCGATCACCGAGCCAGGCTATCACCCGGACGGTGGCGGCCTATACCTGCAGGTGACTGCGTCCGGCGCCAAGAGCTGGGTGTTCAGGTATCGATTTGAGGGGAAGCGCCCGGAAATGGGCTTAGGCCCGCTGCACGTGGTCGGCTTGGCCGAGGCGCGGGAGGCGGCAGGGGCCGCGAGGAAGATGGTGCAGTCCGGTCAGGATCCCCTCGCGGGCAGGCGCGCTGCGGCCGTGGCCACGGCCACCATCCCAACGTTCTGGGAGGCTGCGACCGCATACATCGCAGAGCGCGAAGCAGGATGGACCAATCCGAAGCATGCCGGTCAGTGGACTAGCACGCTGGAGACCTATGCAAAGCCGGTGCTTGGGGAGCTGCGGGTGGACCGCATCGAGACCGAACATGTCTTGGCCGTACTGCGCCCAATCTGGGCCACCAAAACGGAGACTGCCAGCCGTGTGCGGCAGCGCATTGAAGCCGTCCTGGACGCGGCGACCGTGCAGAAGAATCGAATCGGAGAAAATCCAGCGAGATGGCGTGGCCATTTGGCAGTGATCCTGCCGAAACCTACAGCGGTGACAAAGGTCGAGAACTTCCCAGCCCTGCCTTACGCGGAACTGCCAGACTTTATGTCTTTATTACGATCCCGGCACGGGGAGGCAGCGAGGGCCTTGGAATTCACGATTTTGACCGCCGCACGGACCGGGATGACGCTCGGTGCTGCCACAGGAGAGGTAGACCTTTCCGCCGGAACGTGGACTGTTCCCTCGGACAGAATGAAGGGGAAGATCGAACACACCATTCCTCTGTCGGCACCAGCACTAGCGCTGGTGCGGCCGCGTATGAGCAGGCAGCTGCTGTTTCCGAACGACCTCAGTAGCGAACCTCTAAGCGAGAACGCCATGCTGGCGCTACTGAAGCGCATGGGCTTCGGCCATATTACCGTCCATGGGTTTAGATCTACCTTCAAGGACTGGGCCAGCGAGATCACCAACTTTTCTGACGACCTGTCTGAGGCCGCCTTGGCCCACCGAATTCGAGACAAGGCCAAAGCAGCTTACAAGCGAGGAAAGATGATAGAGAAGCGGCGCACCCTAATGGATGCGTGGGCCCAGTTCGCGCTTTCAAAGGCAGAATTTACTTAGCTATCCCAGCTCCTTCCCGGAACTTTGGCCACAAGCAGCCCGTCAGCCGCTCCCGCTCCTGGGGCGCTGATTCTGCGAGATAGCACATAAAATCACGCGCCTTAGGCACAGGGGTAGAGGCCGGCGCATAGAACAAGCAGCCAGCGGAAAAGGCAATAGCAACAACAAGCGAAATCAACGCCCACACGCGTCGAATTCTCCCAACCTCGTCATTTAAGAACGTCCGATTGCGGTCCGCAATGGGATTCAAACTTTCACGAATCTCGGAGGCGTGAAGTATTTTAGAATAACCACCCGTCAGAATCTCCTCAAAGGCCAACTCCGAGTCACTAAGAGTTCGCCGAGCCGAGCGAACCTCATGCTCCAACCAAATCGTGAAAACAACAATTACCACTAAAAGAATCATTAAATATGCGGAAGAAAAGAATTTCTCAACACCTGAATCCTTGACTCCGTTAACCACCACAACACCTAGAATAAATGCCGCCATCGTAGCGACGCCACCCTTAAGGGCCACGACAAGATTTTGAGCCGTTGCATGAGCTTTCGTAGAGGCATCCACTAGAAGCTCGGCAATCCTACTCTTGACTTCCAAGTAAGCCGAAATATTACCCTTCAGATAGATTTGATAATTAGACTGAATGGCACCCCATACGCCACTTTTATTTGTAACCTCCGCAATGTCATCTACATGGAGTGAAATTACATTCCTCGCGAGCCCAATTCTGTCCGAACTCGCGCCAGGACCGTATGCCCACTCGTATATCTTATACAGTGATGACAAAGCCGGGGACGCAACAGCGGAATTAACCGAGCCAGAAATAGATTTATAACCAACTAGACGATAGTCAAGACTTCCAGACCCATCGAAATTCGAGGAATTGGCGAGAAATGCAACACAAAGGATGGATGCTACGCGATCAAAGAAATCATTGATCCCCGATACCTTCGACCGTGCCGCAAGCCAGAAATCCGATGGAATCCATCCCCCAGCAAGACCTTGCACGTAGCAGTTCTCCTTAAAGACCGCCAACTCGCCCCCCCTATGCTCGACCGCAGGATTTCGAGATTTAGAACTTCCACGCGGATAGAAGCCTATCGACGAAGAACCAAACCATGAGATCTCCTCAAAGCACTCAAATTTAATTCCGTCATCGAAACGAGTCCATAGAGCATCAATGGCTACGCGCAGCGCTTGGCCAGACCAGTGACTAGCCAAATCTTCCTGGCTGTACAGAGAAACCCACCCAAGCCCTTTCCCCTTGATGACATTGAACCGCACATCCACTTCAGATCCCGATTCAACCTCGACCAAATGCGCGCGCATTGCGTCGAAGCTAGCTTGGCTATTATCCTTAATAACCAAGGGCTCGTCGCCATCGATTTCAACGTGCAACTCAAACTTGTCCCGACTTGAAATATTGCCTGCCAAATTCAATAGATCTTCCATCCTAGGGATAAGATCATCGCCGAGTGAAGGCACATCCAAACTGCCAAAAAACGAAAATGCATCCAAGCGCTCTTCGCTCTTCAGACTACCGCCGAATAATTCACTCGCTAAGGCCTTAAACACGACTTCACCCCATGGGCTTGTACTTAAACCTAGAAAGGGCAGATTTGTCCGCCTCAACTATCACAACGCCTTTTCCATCAACGGTCGACGACGACCAGATTTTATCATCTATATTGGAAATATCCTCATTAAAAGTCACCGAAATCTCGCCCGTCAGCGGAAGGGTAAGTTTCTTAAATGAGACACTGGAAGGGACCAATGTAAACTGACTATCGAATTTTCTCGAGGCGGGCAACCCTCTAATCTTCTTAACTATTTCCTTGAACTTACTGGATGCGGCCTTTTCTGAAAGCTCATACCCCTCTATAACATCAGAAACGAATGCGTCGAAATCCATGTCACCAACTCGCTTAAAAGCGGCCACGGATGCGTTTCTAAGAACCGTATAGTCAGCTGGCGCAACCTTTTTTAATGGCCCTAGCGCCTTCACAACCGCTGAAATTGCGATGTTTGTATTATATGAATCCGTCCGAACCTCGACCATTTCCCAGAAGTCACTCCACCAATAGGCTGAGGGGCTGGAGTTAGTATCAAACACCAAAGCACTCGCAACATTTCCGGCTTCGTCAAAGGAAACCTTGCATGCTTTATATATTTTATGCGACTCACCGATGCCGGCACGCCTGGAGAAGTCGGACTCGTCCAAGAAGAACTGATGCTCGACCTTTACAGCAAGGTAATGGAGCCCATCATCTCCCTCAAATACAAATTGCAGGAAGCTGCCTTTATTTAGCAACGTTCTATCTTTTTTAAGATGCCCGTACTTCTTCTCAGTCGCCTCTTCAATCCGTAGAAGCCTAGCAGCGAGACTTGAGGCGGCTGGACTTGCCACCTCATCATCGACCAAGCTACGCATCTCAAAAAAGTTTGAGAGCGCGGTGGCGAACTCAGTAGTAGTCGAGGCCAATTTGAACTCACGCTTCTGCGGCCTTTGCTGGATCTCAAAAAGAAGATCCTTCAAGTAGTTCTGCAAGGCCTCGGCTCCGACCTCAATAACAATCTCGTTACATGTCCCCTTCTCCGCATCGATATGATGCAGAACGTTGCTGATCACATTGTATGAAGCGCTCAATTTGCCCTTCCCTTTCCATGGATTAGGGAGCTTATATCACAGGCCCTTCACAATCATGCGCACCTGAGTGCAGCAGCTTCCTAGTGAGCGGGCAGAGCCCCGCCCTTGAAGAACCGTTCTGCTGGAACATTGCCTCCGCGCCCACAACGCCCCCGTGTTTAGCTTTATCGCACTGGCCTTGGCCACTGCCGGCGGTAGGGTTGGTGCCAGCGCCTCCTTGACCCGCTCCACGTCCGTCCACCGGCCACTAGCCGCGGCGAAGCTGCGCCCGCCCCGCCCTGACCCACGCCTTCATGGGATCCATCGCCCTGGGCTTGGTCTCCTTCGGCGGTCGGCGCGGTTCCAGCGCCTCCTTGATTCGCGCCAGTTCCGCAGCCCCAGCCTCGGCCAGGCGCCGGGCCTGTTGCTGCTGCTCGCGGGTTGGTGTCAGTCCGGGCAGTGGCGGTGGCGGCTGGATCGGCGTCGTGTCGGTCAGACGGGCGACGGCCTCGCGAAGGGGCAGATCGGGATAGAGCCTGGCCGCGCACCAGCGCTCGGCGTAGCGCTTCGCCTGCCGGACGTTGGCGGCGCGCGCCTCTTTGGTGTGCCACATCTTCTGGCCTTCCATCCATAGCCGGACGCCAGGACCGCCATCGAGCGTGACGTTCGCCGTTTCCCGACCGTTGTACCAGAGCGCCCAGCGCTCACCGGTCTGGACCCAGCCAGACGGGATCGGCGCGGTGCGGAAGCCTTGGTAGGTGGAGGAGATCATGGGCGGAAGGATACGACCGGCCGTCGCAGATCCTGCGAAGGCACACCACCGCTCAGCCCGCTGTGATGAAGTGTTCACGTTAGGGCGAGCACAGTAGGGTCTCGCGGCTCTTCTCCGGTGCAGAATCCTTTGCTCCCGTGTCCAGCCCTCCAGCGGCACGTCTATGCACCCTCCCAACGCTTTCAGGATCCATTCGATCCTGCCCCTGCTTGCGCCCAATGGCGCAATCATCCGATTGGAGCAGGTGCGATCAACCTGTAAAAACTGTGGGCTCAGGTCGTCGATGACTGAGGGTGCAGGCTTTCAAAAGGATCGAACGGGAACCACGCTTACGTGCCCTGCTTGCGGAACGACAGGATTGATGGACGAAATGGAGATCTGGCATCACTGGCTAGAGCAGTGCCGTCGCGAACGACTCCTGGCACTCTTCGACCCCAAGCCCGACGACCCACTCGATATCTAGGGCCCGAAATGAACGATGGCATCTCCGGTATGCCGTTCGGTGCAGGCACGGCGCTGCTCAGGCAGCCTCGGCGAATGGTTCGACCAGTGCAACCAGCATCTCCATGGCGGTGGCTGGGGCGACTTGATCGCCTCCCCGCTGCAGGAAGGAAGTCCAGTCGGCCCGCACCAGCTGCACCAGCTCCGGCGGCGACAGGGGGATGCAACGCATAGGCCAGTAGGGAAGCCTGCGCTGCCCAACCCGCCCCCGCGCAATCTCGATCAGGCTTGAATGGCTGGTGGCGCCCGCTGCTCTGGAGAAGGCCACATCCAGGCCATCGGGCGGCCCCTCCATGTATGCGAGGAACCTCTGTCCATCAAACAACGTGACCCCGGTAACTCCGGCGGTGCGATTGAATCGCTCTGCGTCCGCCATGATCTTGGACAGGTGGGCCATGGCCAGGTCGCCGACCGCTTCGCTGACAAATACAACAGCCCTGTTGGGCATGTCTCTCTCCGGCCTCCATGGGGAGCCCGAGCGTAGAACCGCTACCGTAAGTTTCGCGTAGAGGCCGCCTGACCGGCGTCACAGTTCGCCCGTGCCCTACACGCCCCGGGCACGGCCGGCCGGGCTACCCTCCGGCCATGTGCGGCCGATTCGTGCAGCTCCCTAGCCCAGATCGTCAGATCGGTCCCAAGTCCTTCACCACAGCCTGGCCCTGCTGCAAGAACCCGATCAGCAGACGCCCGCCAGCGACCTGCCGGCCCATCTGCTCGTTGAGGTAGTTTGCCTGGAGCCGCCCCGCCGACATCAAGTCGACCTGCAGCATGCTCGGCGCCACGCCTTTGAGTGGATCACCTGGTGATGCAAACTGGCCCCCGATCGGCTGCACTGCCGTAGCCTGCCGGCTATCGCTCTTGGCGTAGGCCGTCGCCATCATCCTGCCGCTTCTGGGCGACCAACCGCCCAGGACAATCTCCGTCCCCAGCTGTTCGATAGGCAGGTCAGCCTCCGCGGCCGCCTTCTCATAGTTCAACCACAGTTGGTCCATTACAGGCCCCATCTCGGCCGAAAGCTGCTCAATGGAGAAGTCGGCCCTGAAGCTCGCCTGCAGAGCCAGCTCGTAGATCTTCAGGAAGAACTGGGCTCCACCTCTGGTGGCCAGTAGCACGTTGTGCTGCGGTATCAGGAGCACCTTGGCACCGGCAGAGTGGGCGCCAGTCAGGGCATCCTCCGCAAGCGTATCCACTGCAACGACAAGCTGGTCACGGCTGATCAGTACGTTGAGGATGCTCATAGGGCACGTCCATTGGCCAGCCGTGACTATGGCCGGAGCCCTAACCCACTGTCCACTGCAGTTGAGCCGGCGCGGCGCTGCTCACGCGCCCCCGGGTTGAGCTGCCTGCGGCCCCGGATCCGGCAAGGTCAGGATGCCCGCCCACTCGGCTCCGCGCTATCGGGCAAATGCCCACTGACGTTCGGGGTTCTCCCTACAACACCAGCTGGTGCTCAGAGAACGGGTGCACCTTCGCCACCATTCGCAGGCGAATGGTGAATAGATGGTGAAATACCTAATTTCTCAACTACCTAGGCCAGCACGCGGTCGAGTAGCCTCAGATCTCCGTCAACCATTGGACACCGCCATGCCAATGACTGCACTCGCTCTTGCAGCTGCACTTTCTGGTTTGCCAGACATCACTTGGGAAAGGGATCGTGCTGAGGACTTGCATGAGCTCACTCTTTGCCAGATCCATCGCGATCAGCTCAATAAGAGCAGAGATATGGGTAAAGATGAACGGCACGCGCGTGCCACTGCGATCTGCGACATGCTCGCCCGTGAGTACCTGGAAAAATGGGACTTCGACGAACAGGATGCTTTCGCCGCATCGGCCATAGATTTCGATGAAGCTATTCGACGCGGATATGCAGTTGAGGTGCAGCCAACAGCCGAAGAACTCAAGCAATTCGATTTGCGTTGATAGACTAGACGGCCGCGGGTATAGCCCCATCATCCGCGGCCGTCTATGCGCTCCCCCGTTCAAGCGCTCCTAACGAATCAGCAGCTCGGCAAACTTCCGCTGAGCAACCGCGAGGATCTGCTGCAGCCCATGGCATAGCGTTCCACCGAAGCACTACAGAACCTCGGGCTGGACGCTGCATGTAATCCGGAGAAATTAGGCCGAAGTTCAATGGCCGGTCACGTCGATCAGCACGAAGTGGCCCGATGCACTGAACTGTGTCGCATTGTCGGACTGCGGAATCAGGGCAGTCGCACCGGCATAGTAGAAGCGCCCCGAACCCGCTGCACCGGTCCCGTCCCCCTGCGGCCCGGTCAAGCGGAAGCCCACGCCGCGCTCAATCCGCTGACACGAACGAGACGAAATCACCGCGTAGCGTCTGCCAGCCGGGACCTGCATGTATGCACCCTCAGCCGCTCCGAACGGAGCAGTCGTCACGCCCATGATGCGTAGGGGCTTCGCCCACGAGGCGAAGGCCAGCTCACCGGTGTGCTCTCGGTAGACCTCGATGCCTGTCTTGCCCGGCGTTCCCGTCACAACCGAGTCGTATACCCACACCGTACCGAACACAAACGATGAGCCCGTGTAGGCTGATACTCGCCAGTTGTTGCCGCCGAGATTGGTCAGAATCACGCTGAGTCCGAAATTGTTTTTCGGACCAGTGACCGCAACCACGGGGCTCTTGGCCTGGAAGTCACGCGTGACGTACCGGGTTACTACGATCCCAGACACCTGGTACGCAACGGCGCCAGCTTCGTTGATATCGAACTTGTGGCGCAGATGGAAGTTGAGCAGATCGCTTCGGACCTGCACCGTTCCAGATGGGGTGTATGCCTCAAACCCTCCTATTAGCATTTCAGTGCACCCCGTAAAGGACAGTTGCCGGAACCAGGGAGAAGACTGGTTGCCCGTTGCCATCCACATCCGTTCCCCAATACACCCGGCCATCCGAGTACCAAACGGTTGGGGTGCGGCCAGGCTGCGCCGGAGGCGGCACCACGTAGAAGAGAAAATCCCCTGGTGGCAGTGGCCCAACCCAAGTCGAATTACCGTGCACGGCGTCGGTCTGAACCGTGCCGATGAACAGCCCCAAGCGGGTCGTGTAGTCAATCTCCAACGATCCGTCGAGATTGAAGGTCTGAATGCCCGCAGGCATGCGCTCTACTCCTCTATTGATTGACGGGAGGACGTTTGCCCCTCCCGCCTTTTCGCTATTGCCACCAGCCCATGCGCGTGGCCAGCTGCCCGTTCGGGTAGTAGGTGCGCCAGTTCCCGTCGCTGTACTCCGTGCGCTGTCCGCCACCCGGCGACGACACCCGGAACATGTCCGCCACCACGTCGAAAGCGGAGACACCATTCTGGCTTGCCAGCTTGATGCCACCCACACGCCCGTCGGTGCGGACGTTCATGGACCACGAGGCGGACGACTCCATGCCACCAGCACTCCACCCGGAGGGCTTCGTCTGGCCCGGAGTGGCTTCCTCCACCATGGCACGCACCCACCGCAGGAAGGTGTTTCCATTGACAGTGGACTGGCCTGCGAAGACAACACGCAGGAACGCGGTCCCTGCCGGGGCCTTGCCCTTCACAAATAGGCGGCTGTACTGGTCCAGGTGCTGACCGCCACCCGGAGGGGTGATCTGCGGTGACGCCATGGAACCGGTGGTGGACCCGTTCGGGTGCTTGAACTCGCAGTAGACGCTGGCCTTGCGACCGGAGCCCGACACGTAGGCAGAAACCATGTACTCCTTGCCCGGCTCAATCGGCAGGTCGATCCAGTTCCACATGCGACCCACACCGCTTAGCGTACCCGCCTGAATAAGCGCGAAGTTACCGTGAGGGATTCCCGTGTCGTTCGTCCAGGCACCCTGGTAGAACGTCTGACCCGTCAGCCCGTCCGGGCTGTACACCGGCATACGGTTGGCGATCACGTCTGCATCCGAGAACGATGCGTTAGGCAGGATGTTGCCGCCGCCCAGCTGCTGTACCGACGCCTGCATTTCCTGCACCACCGACGCTTCGGCCTTGTCGCCCATCTGCGCCTGGAGACCCTGAATAGCGGTCGCCTGGGTAGACAGCTGGCCGTCGTGGTTGTTCACCTTCGTCTGCATCTGATTGAATGCGGTGGCGTTGACGTTTCCGACCTGAGATTTCAGGTTGGTGAGATCGGTCGCCGTCGCGTCCAGCTTGCTGCCCTGCTGGTTTACCTCCGTGGTGAGGCCTGCCGTTGCAGCAGCATTGGCGGTAATCTTGACCTCGTTGGTAATGTCGTAGAACTCGATCCGGTCAATCAGGACTCGCGCCGGGCCCGTAGACCCTGCACGGTTCGTCACCCACACGTGGGACAGGACTTCCGTACGATCGTCACCGACGGGGTGCTCTAGCTGGAACCGCTGCCACTCCGTGGTCAGGTTCGGGGTTGTCTGGTCATTATTGCCCTCACCAGCCACCCCACCCGTACGCACACGGCAGCGAGCCGTGATCGACGCAGTGCCCAAGATTGCCCGAGCAACAACGACGGTGCGCATGCGGCGGCCGGTGCCCGCCTTCATACCCGACCAGCGATTACCGTTGGCGAACAGACCTGGCGACTGGGTCGCGTTCTGTACCACGGTCACGTCTACCGCCGAGCCGATCTGCCCCGCACCGTTGGACCACACAATGTCACCACCGGTAGCGCCCGTGTTCGTCTTCACGAACGGGGCCATGCCGCCGTCGAAACCGGAATTGGTGTTGATGTTGTCGCCGCGGTTGAACGTGGTGGTGATGGTGGTATTTAGATCGGTGACCTGGCTTGCTGTGCTGGCCAAGGTGTTCTCGGCGCTCGTTACCCTGGAGGCCAGCCCGGTGATGGCTTGCGCGTTCGCCTCCGAAGACTGCTGTGCACCATAGGCCTCAGTTACGTCGGTAATGACAATGTCATCCAGCAGCAGAATCGACCCGATCACGCGCTGGGACTTGGGGTCGGTCGCGTGACCAGGGAGAGAAACGAACAAGCGCCCCTGTGCCGCAGACGCGTTGGTCGTCACGTAACCGCTCACCTTCGTCCACGAGGTTTTCGACAGACTGGCGACACCCCAATTCACAGTCGTCCAAACATTGCTCGTACCGCCAACACCTGCGGCAGAGGTCTGAACTCCAATGCGCAGATTGCTCTTGTTGTCGGGCGGAATCTCGGCGCTACCAGAGGAAAGTGCTGCCCATGCCTCGACGTACAGGCGTCGAACTCCGACGAGGGGAATGAACTCGGTGACCGGATAGCAATCGGCATTTAGATCAGGGCGTGTGTCAGACGGCACCTGAATCAACAGCCCACGATTCCCATTTCGCTTGGCCGACGTGTTGACGGTGAAAGAGGTCCCATAGCCTTGGGACAGCAAATGCCCATCCGCGAACTGCTCAAACGTCCCTGACGGGAACATTCCACCGCCACCCGCTAAAGTGGCCTTCATCTCCGATTGAAGCTTGGTGACGCTTGTCGAGGTCGAGTCGATCTTCCCCTCGGCTGTAGTCACTCGGGTCGTCAGGTTCTGCAAGGCCGACGCATTGGCATCCGTCTTGCCGGAAACGTTCGTCAAGTCGCTGCGCAACGCCGTCAACAGCCCAGCTTGAGAATCCACCGTCGATCCGAGCTGGTTCACAGTCGTGGTCAAACCCGACAGGGCAGAGGCCGTGGCGTTGATCGCTCCTTGCAACTCACTAGCGCTGGGCATCCAGTTAGTTGCTATCTCACCCTGCTGGAACATCACGTTGTCGATCGCGATAGCCAGCCATTGCCCTGCGGCAGTACCGGCCGCACGGATGAAGATGCGCACGCTGACGGCGTTGGCGGGCGCGGTGAACGTCCCGGTGTATCGCGTCATGACGTCGGTCATGTCGACAATCGGAGCGTATTGCCCCGGTCCGATTCCTGCGCTGGCGTTGTCCAACCACTGAACCACCAACTGAATCCGGCCCACGCTGGCAGTCATTCGGCATGCCCACGCCGACAGCGTGTACTTTGCCCCTGGTACGGGTTTCGGCCTGTTGGCAGACGCCACTTCCACGCCGATGTACTGACCGGAAGCCGTGAGGGCGTTGGTCGAAGCGACCTGGATGGCCCGCGCAGATCCGGTCACTGCATAGGTTGCGCCATAGCTCACCGTCTGCGCGATGCTGTTCGACGCGAACCAGTCGGGAAGTGTGCTGTTCGGTGATTGGCTGGTTTCAAAACTGCTGTTCGGCAGCAGATTGTCTCCGCCGATGTTCTGGAGGGAGACGTTGATGCTGGTGATCGACTGCGCCAACGCGTTGGTGGTGGTGGCGGTAGCCTCCTGCAGCGCCGTCACCGATGCCGCAGTTGCCAGCGAACCGGCACCGGCCGGCATGCGGGCTTCCATCGTGCTGATGCGCTGCACCTGCGCCGAGTCCGCAGCCACACGGGCCTTCAGCTCCTCGTAGGCCAACCCTGCGGTCAGCTGCAGCGGATCCGTGCCGGTGTAGTTGCCTCGCATTTGAACGGCCAGCGTGTTGCGCTGGAGAGCTTCGGCGGCGTCTGCGGTGATACGTGCCTGGGTTTCTTCCTGCACCAACGCCACCGAAGCGCCAGGCTGCGGACGCCCGACGGCGATGTAGTCGATCAGGTAGTAATTGGTGACGGTCTGCGCCGCACCCAGCTGCAGGCGAATCGCATCGACCGTGGCCGGCCACCAGGCAATGTCCTGCACGTCGACCGTGGCCACGCCGTTCACGTCCCACGCCGGTTCCGGGATCGCCACACGCTTCTGCGTGTTCCATGCCTGGTCCGTCGCAGTGATCCACTGCAGGAACCCGCTCCACGTCGGCGAGCCAACGCGCTTCACGCGCAGCTTCACGAAGCGGTATGCGCTGCCGTCTACGGCCAAGGCCGCCGGCGACTGCACCCACGGCGCGGTGGCATGGTTGGCGGGCCGCAGCCAGCCGTCCACGAGCGTCGGCGCGCCGTTGCCCGTCCACCCTTCAATGGTCTGATTGAATGGCCAGAGCTTGATGCTGTCGAACTGTGTCCCGCTGCCGGCTGCAACCTCCGACACCGCGCGCGCAAGCGACTCGTCCGCGCTCTGCCGCAGTTGTTCCTCACGGCTGATCGACGCCTCGCGCGCCATCTTCTCGTTCAGGATGGCATCGATCCGCGCATGGGCCTCTGCACTGATCGCCTGCATGGCCTCGGTCACGCCCTGCTGCCGCAGCAGTGCCTCGGCGACCAGGTCCTGTGCAGCCTGCGCCAGGCCGGCAGCGCGTGCCGCCGCCTCGTCTGCGATCGCCTGGATACGGGCGCTGATCTCCGCCGCCAGCTTGGCCTGCTGCTCGGCCAAGTCCTTGGAGGTCGTGGGCGGAACAACACCTACCACGGTTCCGGTGCCTGTCTTGCCGCGCACGGTCGGGGTGATCTGGAACCACCACGTCTTGCCGCTGCCGTCGCTATAGACGTACCGCGTCTCGGTGGTGCGGTGGATCTCCGTCCAGGGGCCGTCCTGGTTCTCGCTGCGCGAGATGACGTAGACCACGCCCTCCAGATTGACGGCGTCCCATTCGAGCACGACGCCGTCGGCCACCGGCGTGGGGGTAACCCCGTTCGCCGGCGGCACGTCCGGCGCCTTGAAGGGCACCGGGAACCACGTGGAAAAGCGCGGTGCCACCGGAGACGCGGACGGCAGCCCGCCCACCCCGATTTCCACCAGCGTGAGTTTCCTTGCTTGCATTGCTGATTACCTCGCGTTGAGTGCTTCGCGCAGCGCTGAACTGCTGGCGTTGCGTACGCCCTGGGTGGTGGTAGACACGAGTTGGCGGAGCAGCTGGTTCTGCTCGGCGAGCAGAGCGTTGCTCTGCTGTACTGCGGCAGTGGTTTGCGTCTGAGCGTCGTTGTTCACGACCAGGTCGAACACGGCCCGGCTGAAGTTGTCCGGCAGCGCCTCGATCGCATCTGCCAGCGCCCCCATGCTGGTGCCGTCCTGCTGATTGAGGTCGCCGACCTTCATGCCATCGATCAGGCCCGTAACGCGGCCGTACAGGCTGTTGTAGTCCTGCCCGCTGGCGTAGAGGTTCCGACCAAAGCCCAGCGCGGCCTGAGCGGCCGCCTGTGCGGCGCTGGTGTCGCCTCCGGACACCGCCCGCTCCAGCTCCTTCATCGCCTCGCCCAGCTTCTCCTGGTCCGTCAGCGGCGAAAGATCGCTGATCGACAGGCCGTACTGCATGGCCTTCTTGTCCTTGTCGATCTGTGCCTGCAGCTTGCCCATGTTGGTGGCACGCAGCGCCTCGATCTTGGCCAGGTCCTCCGCGCGGGCGCCGGACAAGCCAAGCGCCTTGGCGTAGTCATTGGCCGACTTCACCTGCTGGCGATACGTGCGCTCGATCGACAGCGCCTGCGACTGGTACTGAGTCAGGTTGGCTGTCATCAGCTGGGTGCTCACGTCGGCCATGAGGCTGGCGTAGTTGCCGAGCAGCCCCGTCACCTTCTGCACCTGGGTCGCCAAGTCCGTGCCGGCGACGCCGGCCAGGTCCTGGAAGTAGTCAACCGCCTTGTTGACCTTGTCGACTTCCAGCCCGTTGAGTGCTCGGCCCAGCTCATCGGCATTACCCACGGCCAGCGCGATCGACGCACTGAGCGCGGTGAACACGTCCGCCGACTCGAAGTAGCCGTCGAGCTGGCCACCGAACCCTGCCGCCTTGACCGCCTCGGTATACAACCGATTGGTCATGTCGGCGAGGTAAGCCTCCAGCTGCGCCTTGGCCTCGGTGGAGTCCGCCGACAACTGGAGCTTGCCCAGGTCTACCCGCACGCTGCCGAGCTTCTGGGTCAGGTCCACACCCAACTGCTTGGCCAGATCGGTCGCCGCGCCACGCACCTGCCGCGCCGCCATATCGAACGTGCGATCGATGCCCGGATCTAGCGCGCCGAACTGCGTCCACTTCTTGTCGCTGCGGAACAGGCCGCCCTTGGCCTTGATATCCGCATAGCTCTGGCCGTCGAAGCCGCCGAAGCCATAGCTGCCGGTGATGCCTTGGCCAGTAACCTTGGGCGCCTGCCGACCGAAAAGCTTGGCGTGGATGCTGGAGCCAGACAGTATCGACGCGACCTTGTCGTTGAAGCCCAGGGCACGGAACCCCTTGTCGGCCAAGCCCACAGCGCCGGCGGTGGCGATCTTGCCGGCCCAGCTCTCACCGTTGGCGATGTTCCAGCCTTGATCGAACAGCTGGGCGTTCTTCATCATGCCGGCCACGATCCAGCCGATGATCGGCACCGCCGCAGCTGCCGAGCCGGCCGCACCAGCCCCTGCACCGGCACCCGCGCCGGCGCTCCCCCCGCCGATCAGCCCCGAGAAGCTGGAACCAGTCATTCCGGCCATGCTGGTCACGTCACCGAAGCCGCTCAGGGTCCCCGCTGCAGCCCCGGCCGAACGGCCGAATCCGAACAGACCCTGACCCTTGGAAAGCAGCCCGGCGACCGTACTCACGTTCTGGCCACCGGCCGCGGAACCGTTACCGCCGAATAGGCCCATCAGGCTCTGCAGGTTCAGACCTCCGCCCTGCCCATTCATCCCACGGAGGATCTGCGTCTGGATGGGGATCACGATCTTCTGCTGCAGGAACTCGCGAGTCAGGTCACGTAGCCCGCGCTTGGCGGTGTCCTTCAGGTCGTCCCACAGGTTGTCGAATTCGCGCAGACCGCCAGCAACGAAGTCGGCCATGGCGTCGGCGGCATCGCCCACGCCGTTGACGACCACGCCGGCCCACGCCTCAACGTTGGCTGCGGCCTCTTCCACGCGCAACGACAGCTCGGCCGATGCTCGGGCCGCTGCTAGCATGGACCGCTCGTACGCCTCGTAGGAGGCTACGCCCTTCCTCCTCGCCAGCTCCTCCTTACTTCCCGCTGCCTCCACAGCCTTCTGCAGCTCCTGGCGCATGTCGCGCTCGTTCATCATCTGTCGTCGCGACAGTTCCCGTGCACGCCCGACCTTTCCAAGCATGGCAACTTCAGCATCCATCGTTGCCAGCAGCGACTCTGGGCTGGCCAGAGCCTTCTCCACCTCCGCCGCTACCTTGGAGTACTCAACAGCGCTTTGAGCCATCAGCACATTGGCGTCGGCTTGAGCAATGTTCCCTTTGGCCAGCAGGCTGTTGTACTCGGACATGTTACCGAGGTGCTTACCCATCGCCTCTGCCAATGGGCCCTGCATTGCCCCAGCAGCTTCCTGCGCTTGGCGACGGTATCGGGCAATCTCGTCTGCGCGGCGCTTTGCCTCTGCGTCAGCCTTGTCCCGAGCACTCTTGTCGATGTTTCCGGTTGGTCGATAGCCCACGGCGTCGGGCTTGAGTGCTGACTCCGGCAACGCCTGTCCGTTGTCGATTACAACAACAGCGTCAGCTAGGTCCTTCATGCGCCGACGTTTCAGCGCAGCGTCAACACGCACCAACTCTGCTTCTCGGTCACGGGCATACTTATCCCATGACTTGGCATTGGCTTCACTGTTCGTATTCCGGAAAAGCCCGCCCTCCCACCACGATGCGTTTCCGGCGCGCGCCCTGGCAGCGACATCCTTTGCACCGGCAATCTGCTCCTCAATCCGCATCCGTTCCTGTATCAGGCCGTCGTAACTCTTATCACCTACGGGTTTGAAACCCTGCGCCACCAGAACAGAGAGGTTCCCAATCATCGACGCAGCCTCCGCTGCCTTTGTCGTGACTGTGGCCAAACCTTGGACGATCACCCCGAATCCCTGCCGGAAATCAGGGTCATTCAACAGCTCAGAGAAGTCGGACAGCGCCGGAATGATCTCCTCAGCTACGCTTACCTTCAGCCCCTTGAACGCCAGATCCGCTTCAAGTGTGACCTGGCGAAGACGCTCAGTTGCCTTGTTGGTTTTTCCATCGATGATGGCTCCCGCGGCCTGCGCGGCGTTACCCCATTGTTGAAACCCGGCGCTGTTGTTGCGCAACAACGGAATCAGCGCCGATGCATCGCTGGCAATGGCCTCCATGTAGAAGGTCAACTCCGTCTGCGACAGGTTCGCACGCTCCAGGCTCTTGAAGTAGAGGCCCAACGCATCCGGACCTGACAACTTTCGCATTTGCTCGGCGGTGACGCCCGTGCGCTTGGCGATGTTGTTGAAGAAGTCCGCCAAGGCACCGCCGCCGGTTTGGACATAGTCGCCGATCTTGTCCTGAACATCCTTGAAGATATCCGCCAGCTTCTCGTGACTCATCCCAACAGAGTTGGCACCCGCCGCCATTCGCTGAAACTGTTCCGAGGTTGTACCCGATAGCTTTCCGAGCTTGTCGTACTCCACGCCAAGATCGGCAACCTGTCGCGTCCACTGAACCATGGCGGCGCCACCAGCGGTGACACCAGCCGAGATGGCCAAGCCGATCGCCGTGCCAGCACGGCGTGCGGATGCCTGCATGCTCTGCATCCGCTGCTCAAACTGGCGAGCGGTCTTGCCGCCATCGCGCTCAAACGATCCCGTCTTGAGCAGAAGATCAACAGTGAGGGTATACAGACTCATGGCTTCCCCAAAAAAAAAGCCCGCTCTAGGCGGGCTTTGGATTCAAATCGGTTCTTTTCAGTCGATACAGACTTCCGAAATGTCTTTGTATGACATTCCTTTTGCCCTCAACTGATCTTTGAACTCATCACTGCACGGCGCCACCACTCCCGGCTTACTGCCGCTGCTTTTGCCGCTGCCAGTCATCCACTCAGGTTTCGCAACACTTTCCTCCAGGGTTCGTGCCACGAAGGATTCGGTGAACCCTTCCTTGCATGCGCTGTGCTTCGGGTTGTCCATACAAAAGTTTCGGACCTCAACCGGAGGATCTCCAAGCCAAGGCTGCGGCACGGTGCAACCCCCTTCCCAAAAGAAGGGGCCTCGCTCGGGCGTCGAGATCAGGGTGTAATTGCGGAACCCAACGTAGCCACCAAAAGCGTTCTTGGCGTTCAAAACGACGCACATGCGATAACCGCACACTTCAGATCGCCCAGGGTGCCCCCGCCTCATACATGTCGCTTCGGGGCGCGATATCGCAAATCCGTACATGTTTGCCGGATCACGCATCATTCCACCGATAGACGTGAATGCGACTTCTACCGCCTCTCCATAGGTAGGAGGCTTGCCGTAGCCAGGCTCTTGCGATTGTCGCGCAGCTACTGGCAGCGCCACAACAAACAAGCCCATTAGGACCGCATACTTCATCTTTCCTTGCCCCCTTTTTGACTCCAAGCATCATGCCAGCCCGAGTCAGAGGCCTCAAACGGCGGGTGCTAGGAAGGAACCTCTTCAAACTCCATGTACCCCGAGAAGTACTGTCGGCTGATGTTCTCGGCACTGGGAAGCTGGGTCGGGAAACCATAGAGCGCGGATCGCGCCGCCAGTGCTGGATCAAACGCCTTCGTGACCATATCCCGGTACTGGGGCACGACACAGGAGCGCCGCCGGCCCGACAGAGCGGCCCCGATCGTCTCCCAATCCATGCCGCCGAGGCCGTTGCCGCGCACAACCGGCGTGGAGCGGCCCGACAGCGTGCAGGTCAGGCGGCGGTACAGCGCCCCGGGAACCGTATTGACCTGGCCGCCCTTGGTCCGGGCATGAACGCTGGCGTCGATAGTGGCCACGGCCCAGCCGTCCTTGATACCAACGTCCACCGCCCGGAAGATCGCAATCTCGCCCACGTCCACGTTGGTGGCAGTGGTGGCGATCTCCACGGACACCACTGAAACCAGGGCGCTGGCCTGCGGGAACAGCCAGGCGCAGACGCTGCCGTCCGGCAGACGCACAGTGGTCCCGGTCGCGCCGGCAGCGCTGACCTGCACGCCCGGCGGAATGTTGAGGCCGAGAATCGCGATGATCCCCGGGGCGACAGCGTCGGCCAGGGTGATCGTGATCGCCAGCGAGCCTGTCCGCCGGATCCGCGAGGCCCTGCCTGGCTTCCCGTCGAAGAGCGCCGAGCCCTGATCCGCACTCAACCACGTGCCACCGGTCAGGGTCACTGTCGTGACCGCCGGCATGCCATATCCAATCAACACGTCATCATCCCCACGCCGTCAGCACCACGTCCCCCGTGGCAGGGTTGCGCTCTACCCGACGCACCAGCACCGGCTTGCCGTCCTCGAGGCCGTATCGACCGTAGGTAAGCCGGCCGATCTGCCCGGGAAGCGGCGCCAGTTCCTGATCACCACGGACGGCGAGCTGGTAGAAGTGGCGCTGCACCTGGTACATGCTCAGGACGCGCTCAATTTCCTGCTGCGCATCGGCCGCGTGCCAGAACAACGAGATGACCGGGTCGGCAGCCTCTGCCCGCTGGTAGTGGGCGTGCAGCGGACCAGCACCATACACCTGCCCCCGGTAGAGGCCGGTCAGTTCGTCGCGTCGGGACTGGGGCACGTCGACAACGTCGGTGACCAGGTCCGATGCGCCCAGCGCCTGGCCGTTGGGTCGGTAGGCCATGCGTCGGGTCAGGTTGGGAGCGTCATCGGGCACCATGACCAGATCAGCCGCCAGATCATCCTCCGACAGGTCGAAGGCGAACGCACCGGCATGGGCCTCGGGCGCGGTCACGCGGACAAAGCGCAACACGCCAGCAGGATCCTGATAGCAGCCGGCGCCGTAGCTGGGCAGGAGCGAATTCAGTGCCGCGCGGCCGGTGATGGCTGTGCCCGCGTAGTAGCCGATCCCCATGTAGCCCGTGGCTTGGTCGATCACCGCGCAGTCGCTGGCCGACCACGCCGCTCGGCCCAACCGGGCCATCACATCACCCACCGCCTGCTCCAGCCGTGCCGGCATCATGCCCGCGCCGATGCTGGAGGCGTCAACCACGACCGGCGTCACCGGTGGCGACTTCAGCAGCAGCTGTTGCCCGTCCGGGGCCTCGTTGTAGGTGTTGATCTCCATCAAGTCGCCGCGGTCCATCACCGCATTGACGTAGACCCGGCTGTCAGCGACGAACATCGATGTTGCGTCCGAATTGGCGCCCATGGCCGGGATGCTGGCCACCGCGCCGATCACCACCGGCTGTGGTTTCCATGCCAGTGACGCGACATTCGGCAGGAACACACCCCGGTTGATCGTCTCGTCCAGGTAGTCGTGCGCATCGCGCAGGTGCAGCGTCTTGGTGCCGTCGTCGTTGATCTCGATCTGCTCGATCGCGCATCGGAAAGCCGGGACCGCGTCGGCCCGCATCCCGCTCTCGGGGGCCAGGAGGATCTGCACCGAACTGCCAGAGGCACCAGTGCCAGCCATGCCGTCCAGCAGACCATCCGCATCTACCACGACGCACTCGGCGGCCGCTGCCTGGGACACCGGATCACCGCCCCACGGCCAGAACGCCAGCTCCTGGATCAGGTTGACGCCCTCGGCCACCAATCCCTCGTAACGGGCATTGGCCGGGCTGTCGCCGGGCGCGGACAGCCAGTCCACGTCGGCCAGCCGGGTCGGGCTGACGGATGCAGTGGGCAACCGCCAGCCAGCGGCCGCCGCCTCGCTTCGCGGCCCCCACTGCCCGGCGTTGACAGCCAGACAGAGACCACCCGCCTTCGAAGCGCCCAGCGACGCGGCGAAGAACAGCGGACCGGACAGTTGCAGCTCACGCACCAGGATCCGCGCGCCGTTGAGGTAGAGCCGCAGCTGGCGAGGAGTCGAGAACACCACCTGCAGCCCGACAATATCGCCATGGGTCACTGTCGGAAGGCCAGTCGCGATCGCACCACCCGCCTGCAGCAGTCGCCCGGCGGCGAGGTCCCAACCGATACTGGTCAGGTCTGCACCCAGCGCCTTGTTCAGCGCTGCTGGACCGGTGGCGAATCCTACGAGTGCTGCAACGGCGTCATCACCCCACACGGCAAACTCCACGCCCACCGTCCCGGCATCAAGGCTGAAATCGGAACGCGCGTGGCTGGCCAGCGTTGTGGCACCGGTTGTGGCCAGGGTGAGCCCACCATCTCGCGCAGCGAGTACCGGGCCAATGGGTGTGGCGGCGAACCGCCCGAATGTGTCGGTCATGGTCATCCCAGTCCGTCGAACCAGTCCTGCGCCTCGTCCTCATCGGACCGCGGCACGAGAGCGTCGAGGTAGTGCTGAAAGGAGCGTTTGGTCCCGCCCTGGCTGTGCGAGGCGGTGATGTACGCGACGAAGGCAGCGGGCTTGATGTGCAGGCTCACGGGGTCGATGGGGTTCCGCTTGTGAAACTCCCACCACTCCAGGAACTCGCGGCGCGACATGGTGGCCCGCAACTCCGAATCCGGACGGTGCAGGTGACCGGCGAGGACCTTCCAGAACCAGTCATCGCCACGCTGCCTTAGCCGTTTCCCGCGTCGGCCTGCGCTTGGGCGGCGTCGTCGCCGAACCCGGAGTGCTTCATGGCCACGCGCTGCAGCTCAGCAGCCACCAGCGGCTTGAGCTGGGCGGCCTGCGTCACGTTCATGACCGGCTTGCCGTCCTCGTCGCAGATGGTCGCCGCGATCAGCTTGGCGCGGTCGCCTTCGCCCCACAGCTTGCGGAACTCCGCATCGGGCAGCTCGCGCACGTGGAACTGTGCTTTGTCACCGTTCGGCAGGGTGATCGTGTCGGCATGCACGTCCTTGGACGCGAACATGCCCAGGTCAGTGAACGACTGCAGGATGCTCACGGGCTGCTGCGGCTGGGTATCGGTGGTTTCGCTGGTCTTGCTCATTGGCCGTTTCCTTGAATGGCGACAGGGCGCGCGGGCCGCGCACGGCTAACACGCGGAGGATCCGCGCGCCCTGCCAAAGAGAAGGCCCGCCGAAGCGGGCCGAGAGAGAGCGCCGTTGCGACGGTCAGCCGCCCACCGAAGGCCGGTGGGTAGTGACTGCGCCGGAGCCGCGGATGGTGATCGTGGCCTTCCAGACGTCGTTGTCCTGGCTGGTCACCGCGAAGTTCTGGACGAAGCCGTCGAACTGCTTGGACAGCACGTCAGTGGGCGGGGTGATCTTCCCGGCGACCGCGACCGGCTTTGCCGCTCCTTCAGTTTCCGACTTCGGCGCGGTCACCAGCCAGTTCACGACAGCGCCGGTCTTGTGGAGATCTTCCAGCTTCTCGTGATCTTCGCTGTCGTAGATGATCTCGATGCTGGTGCTGCCGGTCTGCTTGCGCCCGGCGACGAACTGGTCCCAGTCGTCGTCGTAGTCGGAGATATCGATCTCCGACGCCTGGCCATCGGGGAAGCCAACCGAGCGCAGGCGGGTCACCTTGGTGACCTCAGCCGCACCGGTGGCGACGAACAACTGGGAGTGCTTCGACTTGATTACCTGTCCCATAGGGGTTTCCTTGCGTTGTGCCCGTCGCCGGGCATGAAAAAGGCCCCTTGCGGGGCCGGTGGGTTGCCGTTGTGTGGATCAGCGCAGCTGCAGGAGCCGCACGTCGAATGAAATGCCTATCGCATCCGTGCCGTCGCTGTCGGGCGTCGGGTTGTACGACTCGATGCTGCCCACGCGCTCCACCACATCGCGGATGGCGACGGCAACGCCGTTGGCTTGGGTGAGGACCTCGCCCCATACGGTCATGCGGACCCGCCAGCCGTCAGCCGGCGGCGGCTCGGACAGCATCGCGGTTGGCGAGCCGTTGACCACCTCCCACGTGGCGTAAGGGAGCGGCGTGTTCTGAGGCGCGCTACCCAGGAAAAGGCGGACGGGGTCGCCGAGCAGCTGCCGGACGGTCGCATCGTCTTCCAGCAGGGATTGGATCAAAGGAACCATCATCGCCAGCCATCCTTCTTCAGCTGCTTGTCCAGCGCCGCCCAGGTCTCATCGATGACCACTTGAGCCGCTTCCGGGCCCTTGGCCTCGCCTGCTGGCGTGAGGAACGGAGACGCCCGCATGTTCTTGGTGCCGAACTCTATGAACCGCCAGTAGTAGGCCCAGCCTCTATCGACATAGGTTTTACCGGTCCGCCCACGCCGTTGATTGCGCTTGGTGTTGGCGTACTTGCGGCGGCGCCCCGTCTTAACGCCTACGGTGAAGTACTCGCCGCATTGGCCTACACCTGCGCGCTGTCGGCTCTTGGAGTTGGCCCGGCGGGTGACGATCTGCGAGGCCATGAACCCCGATGCTTTCGGTGCGCGGCGCCTGGCGTCGTCCCGGATGACGTTGCCGCCCTTGCGCATGCCGGCCTGGACCGCCCTTCCCTGGATCGCCTTGGGCGCTTCCCGCAGCGAGCGCAACAGGCCATCCAGGCCCTGAATCGACACTTGCTCAGACATTGCTCAACCCCGCTACGGCGATGATCGCGATCTCGCTACGATCGTTGCTGGGCGCGATGCTCTTGATATCGAAGGCGCGACCACGGAACACGATCCGCCACTGAGGATCAACTTCACGCGGCCGGATATCGAACCGAACCTGCTCCCGGTAGCGATCTGCGCCGGCGGCGACCGCCTCTGTCGTTGCCGCAAGATTGTTGGTGGCCTTGGCCCACACGCTCACAACCTCGACCCACACCGGTTTACCTGGGCCGCCCAGTGGATCGCGCGAATCGGTCTTGCGCTCGAAGCGAATGCGGTGCTGCAGATCGCCATCTAGAAGCGTCATGGCATCATCACCCTTCGGTATGGGCGCAGCAGGCTCTTGGCGCCGTTGGGTAGCTCGACCGCCTGGGCTCCCACGATCACGTCCGTGCGGTTCGCGTAGAGGTGACCGAGCGTCAGCAGGATGGCAGAGAAGATGCTTGGATTCACAACAACGCCATGGACGCAGGCCTCCGCCTCGGCTGTCGCCTCGCGATGGGCGACAACCGCCAGCCTTATTGCGGCAGTGCGCTCGTCGCTATCCTCAATGAACACCGCGTCTCCCAGCGCCTGGCTTTTTGCAAGCGCAGCGCCCTTCATTGCGGCTGGATAGCCACTCCGTGCCAGAGCCAAGGCGTCGGCGTCCTTGTAGATCCGCCGATTGAGGTATGCCTGCGCTGCATCCTGCGCGCCGGCAATGGCGGCCTGCAGCTGTTCCTCGGGGTAATCGGCCTCAACTCGCACATGCGAGCGGGCTTGTGCGAGTGAGACGACGGGCATATCAGTCCTTCTTCCCTTCAGCCAGAGCAGCGGCCAGCTTCTCCGCCCCCCAGCGCTTGTCGAACGGGACACCTGCAGCTTCAAGCTGCGCCATCAAGGCGGGCTTGTCTTCGGCAGCGACCTGGCCCTTGTCGTCCTCGCCGGACAGCTTGTCGACGGTATCGGCGATCCGCGCCTCGCGTGCGGTGCTATCGAGCGCGTTCCAGTCCTCCACCGACAGCCCCGAGGCTACGTGTGCGCGGCGAACCACATCGCCCAACGACAGGACACTGCCGTCGGAAAGCTCGAAGCTCTCCGGCTGAACACTGGATCCCAGCAGGATCGGGGGCGGTGTGTCTGCCATCAGGCTGAGCGCACCGACAGAGAGTGCGCCGGCCTCCAGCTCGGGCGGGCAGTCATCCCCGGCAACGAACTGGACGGGATAGATCTCGCCTTCCGGCACTCCACGGAAGGGCTTGATGAACTTTGCCATTGCGGCTCCTCGATCACAGGGTGAATGCCGGGCGGCGCGAGGCCGCCCGACGGGTGGGTGATCAGGCCGAAGCCGCGATCTTGAGGGCACGCATCGGCTCCGGGTTGTGCACACCGCCGCCCACGCGCTTGGTGGTGTAGAACATCACGTAGGGCTTGTTGGTGTACGGGTCACGCAGCACGCGCACGCCCTTGCGGTCGTACACGGTGTAGGTCTGCTTGAAGTCGCCGAACAGCGCGGCGATGGCGTTTGCTGCCACATCCGGGATCGCGGCCACGTCCTGCACCGCAAAGCCGGCCAGGGTCGACGGCTGGCCGGCCACCAGCGACGGCTGCCACAGGTAGTTGCCCTGCGCATCCTTCAGCTTGCGCACCACACCCTGGGTCTTGCGGTTCAGCGCGAACTTGGCGCCCGCGGTGAATGCCGACGGCAGGTCATAGACCAGGTCCAGGATGCTGTCACCGTTGATGCCGGCCGCCACGCCACTGTTCACCACCTTGATCGCACCAAACGGATGCTTGGCCGCGTTGGCGCCACCGTCCACGTAGGTCAGGATGCCGAACGGCTTGTTGACGCCATTGCCGGAGAAGAACGCATCGCCCTCCTGCTTGGCGAACTCCAGCTCGACCTCGCCGGCCAGCCATGCCTCAAGGTCAATCTCGGCATCGTCCAGCAGCTGCTGGGTCGCCGCCGGATTGGCGTAGATCTCGCCCCAGCCGAAGCTGAGCGGCCGCAGCTTCGCCGTTGCGGTCTCCGGGCGGGCATCTTCTTCGCCCACCCAGCCCGACGAAGTGCCGCCGGTGTTGTAGAGCTTGGTCAGGCCCGCACCGGAGCAGGGCTGCACGTTGGCCAACTGCCGCATATCCGACACGATGACCAGTCGGTCGGTGATCGAACGATCCCATTCGACCGGGGCCAGGTATCCACCTTCATCGGCCGCGCCCTTGTTCAGGGCCGCCTGCACTTCACCCTTGCGGAAGTGGGCACGGAAGGAATCGGTGTACTCGGCATCGGCGACACCGCTGCCGGCGCTACCACCGCCCATCTGGAACGCGGCCATCTGGGTGTTGGCCTGGTCGACCGCAGCCTGCAGGCGGGTGATATCGGCATTGATGTTGTCGACCTTCAGGGCCTGCAGTGCATCGGCGTTGCCCTTCTTGATCTCTTCGAGCTGCTTGGTGTGCTCGGCCTTGAACTCGGCGAATGCCTTGTTCAGCGACTCCACCAGCGCCTTCACGTCAGGCTGGCTGCCGCCATCGGCGTGCACGGAAACGAGGCCGCGCGGGACGCGGCCGTGGGTCATCTTGGTCATGTGTTGGCCTCTTAGGCTTTGATGTTGTCGAGAAGGCCCTGCAGCAGGGCCGAGGTTTCGTTGCCGCCAGCGCTCGGCGTAGCGTTCCCGGCAGCGCTCGGCTTGCCGTTGAACAGCGACTTCAGGGTGTCGCGTCGCATGGATCGGGAGTGGCCGGCCTTGGCCATCGCCGCTTCGACCAAAGCCAGAGCCTTGCGCCCACCCGATGCCTGCTTGGCATCCTTGGTGGCGGCAGCTCCATCGAGCAGACCATCGGCAAAGCCGTCTTCCACCGCCTGGGCGGCACCGATCCAGGTCTCCTCGTCCATCATCCGAGCCGCCTCGGCCTCGGTGACGCCCGAGCGGGCCGCGTAGACCTTGGCCATGGCCGTGTCGAAGGGCTCCAGCAGCTTTGCCGCGTCGGCCATATCGTGCCGATTGCCGATGGCCACCGCCCAAGCGTTGTGGATCATCAGGAACGATCCGTCACCCATCAGGATCTCGTCGCCGGCCATCGCGATCACCGATGCCGCCGACGCGGCCAGGCCCATGACCTGGACTGTCACCCTGCCCTGGTGCTCGCGCAGCAGGTTGTAGATCGCGACACCTTCGAAGAAGTCGCCGCCGGGCGAGTTGATGTTCACCACCACGTCTTTCTCGCCGATGGCGCGTAGGGCGGCGCTGATCCGCTTGGCGGTGACGCCAGTGCCCTCCCAGTTTTCGCCGATCGAGTCATAGATCGAGATGCTGTTCGCGTCGTTGCCGGCGGCGCGAACTTCGGGCTCCCAGCGCTCGAGCGCGTCGGGGCGCATGTCGAACTGGGCGGCGCCGAGCCGTCGCTCGGCACGGATTTCAGGCAGCTGCCGGAGGCTCATTGCTCTTTCCCTTCTGTGTCATGGGGTTGATCAGGTCGTTGGCCCCGGGCTGATCCGATTCGGGGTAGTCCAGCAGGTCGCGGACCTCGTTCTGCGTATGGAACGGTGCCGTACCACCCGATCCAAGGGCGGCCTTGAAGAAGTCGGCCTGATCCTTGAGCGTGCCGCGCATCAGCGCCCGCACGTTGAACTTGGGCTGGTAGCGCTCCAGGTCCCGCTCGTCGATCAGCGATCGCGCGACCGCCTGCTCCCAGTTGGTGAAGTGCTCCAACATCGTGTACTGCAGGAAGAAGATCCCCAGCTGCTCGATGCCAGTGCCCCAGCTGGTGTCGCTGAGGAACAGGAGCGGTCGGGGGACGCCGTAAAGCCTGGCCACCTCCTCCACCTGTGCGCTGCGGTTCTCGACGTGCTGGGCCTCTTGGGCGGTGCTGCCGAACTTGTTGGCCTTGGCGTTCTCCTCCAGCAGCATCCAGCGCTGTGCCGCGGCGGCGCCGGCATACTCGGTGTCGAGAGACGTGCGCATGCGCTCGTAGGCCACGTCGCTGAGCGCATTTGGCACCTCAATGGCGCCGCCGGCCATGTTGCCGGTCTCAAAGATCCGGCTTGCTGCCTGTTCCGCATCCAGAGCCAGGCGAATAGCCCGATCTGCCAGCTTCATCCTGGACAGGCTCGTCACGCCGTCCACGGATAGGTCGCGGATGTGCAGCACTTCCTCCTGCTTGAGGATGACCTCGCCACGCTTCTTGCTGTTGAACCGGTAGAGCATGCGCCAGTCGTCGCCCAGCTCCGCCCGCACCGCTGGGGAATCCAGCGGGATAAGGTGGATTGGCCGGCCTGCTGACCACACGATCCGCGCGTAGGCATCCCCGTGCCGCTGCCGGGCCAGCTCCATCTGCCGCTTGAACTCCAGCGGCGTCTGCCATGGATTCGGCTTGATCTTCAGCAGGCGGTGCGCGGGATGCTCGGTGGCTATCCGCTTCTTCCCACCCGACTCAACCAGGTTCAGCGGCAGCATGCCGATGGTCCCGCAGATCAGAGACAGGCAGCGGAGCACTGCCATGTTGCGCAACTGGTAGCCACCGCCACCGTGGCCACCCTGTGATCGAATGAACTCCAGCAGTGCCGGATCATTCATTCCCGCGAACTGGCCGGCCTCAGCGCGTGCACTTGGTGGCGCCGCCGGCGGTGGATTCCAGAGCCGGTCCAGCGACTTAAGGTCTTCTTCGTTGAACCTGGACATTGCGTTTCCTATAAGAATCGGATGCCCCGCTGCTCATAGACAGAGGCGGGCGCGACCGATGAATGTGCGGAGCCGAAGGCCATCACTACCGCCACCGCGGCGTCGATCTTGTTGACTGAACGCGCCTTGGACAGCCAGCGGTTCTCCCATTTGTCGCTCTCGATGACGGCCGACATGATTGCGGACACCAGCACAGGGTTTCCGAGCAAGCGGACGCGCCCTTCCAGAAGGGCTTCTTCGAACAACCGGAGCGATCCGGGCATCCAGAGGCCTTCCGGCGGCGGCTTGCCGGCGGCGGCAGCTGCCTTTACTGCAGCCTCCGTGGGCTTGCCCTTCTTCAGGCCACCCTGCGGGTGCTCAACGAACGAGACGGAAAGCCCCAGCTCTTTCACTTCCTCTTCGAACTGTCGGAACGCGTACCGGTCGTAAGCCACTTGGACAACTTCGAAGTCCCGGTCGTACTCGGCCACCGTCTGCGCGACGTGCCGGTAGCTGATCGTCTGCCCCTTCGGGGCGTGCAAGTGACCCTTTGCAATCCACGTGCTGTAGGGAAGCTTGTCGCGCAGTTCGCGAGCCTTGACCGTATCTCCCGGCGTCCACGCCTCCACCCACGCATCAAACGTTGGCTTGTTGACCAGGGTTTTCTTGCCCTCAACCTCTACCAGGACCTCCTTCGATCCGGTCTCCACTACCGCACCAAGAGCCGTAATGTCGCGGTTCTGCGACAGGTCCAGCCCGAGATGGAGGCGCTTGCCATGGTGCTGCGCCCTGTCGAACGACTGCATCGCAGGCTCGACAATTTCGCGACTCATCCACGCCTGGTCGGCGTCGGTCCACATGCAGAAGTTGAGTCGCAGGATCTCGTTGAGTTTGCTCGGGATCTGTTTGGCCAGGTCGACCCGGCCCTGCAGGTATTCATCCGTGATGGTGATACCCAGCATCGGGTTTGCTTTCACCCAGCAGGCCGGATCCTCGAGCGGCTCGTCGCCCTCATCAAGCCCGCACACGAACGAGAACGTACGGTCATCAATGACGTCTCCGACGAAGGTCGGATCGTTCACGGCCTCGTGGTGGCCAGCAGCCACCTTGACCGCATGCTCATGCTCTGCCCAGGCAACGCTGTTCCGGTCGCTGCCCGAATTGGTGATCATGAACAGCAGCGGGGAACGGCGGAACTTGAAGCCGTTCTCCATCATTTCGATGATCTTGCCGTCCGCCATCTCATGCACTTCGTCGGCCAGGACGAAGTGCGGCCGGTAGCCCGATCCAGTCTTGCCAACGTCACGAGACGCCGGTCGGAAGTAGCTCTGCGACTTGTGGTGGGCGATGTTGTATTCCTTGCCCTCACCGCCCGAGAACTCCAGCCGCTTCTTCAGCGCCGGTGACGCCTTCACCATCTTGACGGCATCCCGGAACAGAATGCCGGCCTGATCCTTGTGCGAGGCCACCGCGTATACCTGGGCGCCAGCCTCCTGATCGGCACAGAGCCCGATGAGCGCGATTCCGCCAGCCATCGGCGACTTGCCGTTCCCCTTGCCTTCCTCGATGTACGCGCGGCGGAAGCGCCGGGCGCCGTCCGCCTGCCTCCAGCCGAACAGACTGCCGATCTTGAATGCCTGGCTGGGGTGCAGCTTGAACGGCTTTCCCTCGAACTGGCCTTCGCTCAGGCGCAGCACCTCTTCGAAGAAGGCGATCTTCTTGTCGGCGGCTTCCCGGTCGAAGTACAAACCACGTTCGTGAGCGTCCTCCAGGTCTTTCAGGTGTCGCCGGCAGGCATTTCGCACGTGGGGGCCCGCCACGATTCGCCCTTCAACCACCGCCAGCGGGTACTCGCTGGTCCGGCAGTTAGAAGTGCTTGTCGTCCGGGTCTTCGTCCTCTTCGCCGCCATGATTCACTTTTGTCTCGTCAACCGGCGTTGCGCCGAGCTTGGAAAGCAGGGAGCCCAGCGCCTGAAGGGCCGAAACCCCCATCTCGGGGTCGGTCTCCATCCGAGCCGCCAAGATGCAGACCTGGCGCAGCAACAACCGGTGGCCGGCATGCAGCCACGGCATGTTTTCGACCTGCTCACGCCATACCGCGATCTGCGGTTTGGTCATCCCCTTGTAGGGAGGCCCGACCGCCTTGGCCTTTTTCGGCGTCTTGCGGTCCTTGTGCCGTTTTGGGTTCTTGGCCGCTGCGCCAGAAACTGCCGCTTTTGCGGCTGGTGTCCTTGGATTTGCCATTTTCTGCCCCGGTCGGGGGGTCGTCTTTCCAACTGTGGATGCGCGAAGAAAGGGGGGCGCTCGGTCTAGGAGCCGGCCAACGCCATAAATTCGCCCCCCCTACCCCTAGGCGTGGAACGTCGGGCCGTGGAACCGTCAGTGACCTATCGGCCAACCGTCGTTGTCGCACCCGCGAACCTGCGCGGCGCCGCGCTCCAGCCGCGCCTGGTCGCTGCTATGGCAGTTGGCACACTGACTGTCGAAGGGTCCTGTCCAGAACATCTCCTCCGTCTCTCCGGCGGGATGGCCGTTGGTGTGGTTGCACACCGTGGCGACCGTGACGTGGCCTCTGGCCTTGCACCTGCTGCACAGCGGCTCACGCTCCAGCTGTGCCTTGCGCGTGCGTTGCCAGCGTGCCGTGCCGTACAGGTGGGCGAAGGCGCTTCCGCCTGTCTGCCGCGTCCTGCCGCGGCGCGGGGTCGGGCCTGCCGACATCAGTAGGGCTTCCCGTCGAGGTCGACTCGCTCTGGCTCGGCACCCTCGTCTTGCACCGGTGCACCGGCTTCCTCACCCAGTAGCTGGGCCACGGCCTGCACCAGCAGCCCAACGTGCATGGTCAGCTCGGCGATCTGCTTGCCCTGCTGCTCAATGACCCCAACCAAGCGATCAATGCGTGCATCGCTGCAACATTCAACACGCGAAGCCAGCGACGAGGTCGCTGCGTAGCGCGCGACCTGTTCTGGGCTGAGCGCCGTGTCCCGCGCGCTAACCTGTGTGGTGTCCATCAGCAACCCTCGTCGTTTGCAGCACCAGGCCGCGGCGTATCCACCGTTCAACCCGGTCCCAGTCCGGCTCCATCCCGGTTGCCCGGGCGAACCACATCAATACGGCGAGGTAGCAACGAAGCCACCACCGCATGCGTATTGCCGCGCGCACTGTCGCAGCCATCAGAACTCCTCTACTGCCCAGCCGCCGCCGTCCCGCTTGGGCCTCACCTTCACTGCGATGAAGCGGAACGGGTACATGACCGCTGCGATCTTGATCTTGGCCCGTGCATCGTCCTGCCAGTGGCCCTTCACCTCGTGGCACTCCATGACCCCGTCGGCAGCCATGACGGCAAAGTCCGGCGTGTAGAAGGTGTTGTCTGCCAGCCGCAGTTTCAGGCCCTCGAACCGGTGCCATTGGACCTCGCCCGCAGCCTGCAGCGCGCGCAGCCGTTCGGCATACGCAGCCTCGGTCTTGTTCATCTCACCGGTCTTCAGCCGACCCAGCGCGAGCACTCGGCGGTTCACTGCGTCACCGGTTGCCGGTCAGCCACGATCACTTCTTGGCTGGCTCGGACGTGGTCGTCGGCGTCCCGGCCGATTTGAACAGCAGCTCCCGCAACCTCTGCTCGTAGTTCGGCGTGCGCATCACGTTCGACGGCGCCGGCGACGGCTTGGGACAAGAGGCTGGTGCTGCAGGTGGCGAGGTCGTCGCGCAACTGGAGACGACCAGCGCGCAGGTCAGCCACCACAGCAGCAGGGACGGTCGCGGCCGCAGTTCGGTCTTCTTCATGCTTTGCTCCAATGGTGGCCAGTGTCTCGGCCTGGGCATGCTCGGTGGCACGGGTCTGGTTGATCTGCGCGGCGACGGCCTCGGCGGAGGCGGCGCGCTGGGTGGCCTCCCTGCCCTCTGCCCGATCACTGCGCCAGGTCCAGCCAACGCCGACCATGGCACCGGACCACAGGACGAAGGCAGCCCCTGCGATGGCTATGCGGTTCACTCCGATCCTCCTGCCCTGATCGTGTCGCTGTCCGGATCGAATGGCGGCGGCTCGAGGCCGGCCGCGCGCATCAGCCCTTCAAGCCGGTAAATGTGGCGGATGAGCCGCAGCTCCCTGGCCTCCATGCGGCCAACCCGTTCGCCCAGCCGGGTCACTTCCTCGCGCATCAGCTGGATCACGTTGACCTCGGCCCCTTCTCTGGCTGTCTCTACGAACTGCTTGCGCCACCACAGAGCCACACCGCCAGCCCCAACCATCAGGCCGCCGACGGCCGTGCCGATTGCCTGCCAATCCACGTCGACCCCGATCATGGCGCCACCGTCCCGCCAGCCTTGCGGTACACGGCCAACAGGTCGGAAAGCGCATGTTCGTGCTGGCCGTAACCAGCACCCGGCAGGCTCGCCCAGATGTTTCTGACCGCCTTGATGGCCTCCGGGATCTTGCCCGCCTGGATCAGCGGCAGCGCGCGGCGCTCCCGGATCTGCTGCAGCGCGATCAAGTCCTGGCTCAGGGGCGTGAAGTCATTCAGGCCCAGCGTCTTCTTGTACGCGTCGTAATAGCGGCGCAGCAGCTGGTAGCGACCGGCTGCCGTGGACTGGATCTTGAGTTTCGGAAGATCCACCAGCACGCGCGGATGGTCGGCGTAGCTCTTGAACAACTGCCCGCCGACGATCACGTCATAGCCGCGGTCCTTGGTGACCTGCTTGCCGTTGTCCGTACCTTCGGACCAGGCCAGCATGTCGAGGAAGGCCATGACGTTCGCGCCGCCAGCCTCTTGGCGAGTGATCTCAGCCATTGAGTATGTCCTTGAGTTCAGTTATCGGCGGGGACGTGCGCATAATCAGCGGACAAACCAGCCAGGGGGTGGCATATGAATCAATCGCCGGAAGCCCGTTACACCGAGCAACTTACGCAGCGCCGCCTAGGGGCGCTGGAAAAGGGTTTTGAAAGCCTGCAGAAGCACCAGCGCACCGTCGAGTCGGAGAAGGAGGCCGAGGCGCTCAACAAGGTGATGGACAAGGAACGGTCAGCCAATGAGGCGTACACCAAGCTGATCGTAGCGGCAGGCTACGCCGGCTTTCTGACCTTCTGGGGTAAGTCAGCTCAGGTAATCCCCCAACCACACCATGCGTGGATCGGCACTCTTTTCCTACTGTCGTTGCTCTGCTACATCGGCTACGAGGTCTACATTTCAGTTCGGAGGGGATTTGCAGTTCAATTAGCGAATCAGCGCCTCAATGAAAATCCCACGCCTGCGGGCGTAGCTCAGTTCAAGGCGTCCTTGACGGACTTCAATCGCCGGGCACACAGGACGTGGCTGCTCATCCTTGTGCCAACCGTCGCTCTCGGATTCGGATCCGGCCTATGGCTTATCGGCTGGTACATCTACAGCACTTGGGCGAGTCATTGATCGAACGCCCCCCGAAAGACCAAGCCCCGGCTGGGCCGGGGCTTGCGATTGGATGGTGGCAAGATTGCCGTCTTTTTCGATGACCTAGGAAGTCATCGCTATGCGACCTGGTTAAGTGCCTTGCTGAACTGCCTTGCAGCGCGCGCCTCGGATGCGCGGAAGTTGAACAGCATCCACTCGTAGACCGGTCGCCAGAACCGGCTGTAAGCGGACCAATCGGCACCGATGGCGGTCGCGCGCTTGCGGCCGCTGAGCGGATCGAAGCCACTCCCCCCGCAGCTCTCGCAGTTCACCACTCCTGCGATCGCAGGATCCAACAGGATCTTCTTACCCCCACAGCGAGAGCACTCGCACGCCCCGGCCATCTCTGCGATCACAGCCCCGGCCAGCACCCCGAGTTGCTCCATCGTGTTGTTCGGCCACGCCGCCGCCCGTGCATCTTCCAACGCCTGCTCAGCACGCCGCAGTTCACGTCGCTGCACATCCGTCACCGTGCACCCGCCCCAGCCCATGCTGGCCTTGGCGATCCCGAACTCCGTCCGGGCATCGGCAAGCTCGTGCATCTGCCGGGTGAACTCGGGCGCGACCAAGCCAACGACAGCCTGGCGCAACTGCTCACGTCGACGCTGGCCGCTCTCGGGCCACCACAGTGCCTGCAGCAGCTCATGCCCCAACCCGTGAGGAACATATGCCAACGCTGCGACGATCTCCTGGGTGGACGGGCCACCGGCAGACCCGTCGAAGCTCATTGTTTTTGGGCCAGTCCGGCTGGACAGCAGTTCGCGGGCATTGTTCATTTGCATGTGCCTTTCCCTTGGTGGTTTGCTCGTGCAGCGCGCGAACGCGCCTGGTGGTCATTCAATGCGGGCCATTTGAGGGCACCTTTCTCCTCCAAGTGTTGGCCCATCACGAAGGCACCTCAGGGCGAGCTGCCACCATGTAGGCCCAGGTCCGGCGAGTCCCGTCGTTCGTAGGCGAATCCATAACCAGCGGCGCGTCGATCATTGCCGGCGTTGGCTTCGCCGGCACCAGCACGTAGCCCTCGGGCGGCGTGAGGGCGGCAACCAGAGCGCGCATCGAGGGATTGAGGTCATAGGCGCCATTTCGGACGACTGCCGCAGTGCCAGGCAGGTCGAATCGCTCGTACTCTGCAGCCAGCAGCTCCCGCGCCCGCTTCTCAATTGCGTCCATCAAGCGCCCCCCCTTCTGCGCGCGCTCGTCGGCGGTGAAGGCCTTTGCGTTCTTGGTCCTCATGCTGAGGCCACCAATCGCGTATGCGTGTCGCATATCATGCCGCTCACCCTACCTAGGAGAGCGCAATGAGCATGGACGAGGAGCTCCAAGATCAGATTGATCTGGCGAGTATTGGTCGCTATGGGGCTTTCTTGCAGTTTGGCGCCGATATGACCGTAGGCACTGCTCTTATCGGATTCTCGGCTTTGATGTGGACCGCCCCTAGTGCAGGTGATTCCGGATGGTGGTGAGAAACCGCCAGAGCTTGGATTTCCGGTTTCGCCGGGATCTGGGTTGGCATCGCGGCCTTTCGATTCCAGATTTCTTGGCGTCAAGCCACCAAACAGAGAAGCCGTCTTGCTTCTTTCATCGTGGCCACCATTGCGCTTGCGGTTGGCGTTGCCTCCGTCATGGTCGTTACGAATTACTCGGATCGACAGAGAGTTGCCGCGGCCTGTGAACGTGCTGAGGCGGCGAAGCATACTCAGATCCTCGCGCACCCACTCTGCAAGAGCCATTTCGCAGCGCGAGCAGCAAGCGACTTCAAGCTGTTTCATTCTGTGAAGTAGCGAGCGCACGCAGCCCTCCTGATGCCGAATCATCCCTTCCATATGCTCTATGGCAAGCCATTCCCTATCGGCCCCACAGAACGGACACGCCTTCAATTCGATCTCGCTCATGCTCGCGGCTCCCAGCTGGCCGTCAGGTGCTGCACCTTGCCGCCGCGCGCCTTGAACTCCTCCACCGTCTCGGCCGGGCCGGTCGCGTTCTTCGCCGGTTTCAGCCGCTTGGGGCGGGAAACGGTGTTGTGGTCCATCCGCCGCTCACGTGGCGCACGCTGGGGGTTCATCCTCGGCGCCACGGCCTTCGTCTTCTTCATGCTGCCGCCCTCAGTTCGTTGATGTAGGTCTGGTTTGCAATCAGCTCGTCGTCGGAGCCGTACGTCTCGTGGAAGGTCCGCGAGCCATCCATCAGGCTCGGGCCGTAGATCTGGCGCATCGTCGCGAAGGTGTTCCCCTCCATCGGATGCCGCTGGTGGTGCCACTTGCAGAGCGCGTAGCCGAACATGTGACCGCGCCGCAGGTTCCCGCTCTTGGCGTGGTTGTAGTCGCAGCCGTAGACCACCAGCTCCGGCTCCAGCAGCTCCTGCATCTGCAGCGCCAAGCAGGCCATGCACGGGCCGGTCTTGGCCAATTCGATGCGGGCCGACTCTTCCTTGTTCGGCGGTGGTGCTTTCGACCACATCAGCGCAGCTCCGGGATCGGGCCGGCATAGCGGGTGATCGGGATCTGGCGCATGCCATCGCGCCACACGCGGGTGCCACGGGTGGCGTACAGCACCAGCGGCTTGATTCCGTAGCCATAGGCCAGATACCAGCCGGCCACCGCCACCGGCTCGGATACCGGGCGCACCTCCAGTTCGACGTGGTCCTGCCTCATGCCGCGGCGTCCTGAGCGGAGCCCAGCAGCTCGGCGATCTCGGCCAGCCGCTTCCGGGCGCGCTCGTTCGCCTGCGGACTCGCCTCCACTCGGCCAGCCAGCAGCGCCAGCGGATTGAACGCAGGCGTCGCCGGTGGCAGCGACAGGTATTCGGCGACATGCTCATGCGCCAGGCGACCAGCATTGACCGCCTGCTGCAGCGCGGCGTCCCGTGCGCCGGAGTCATGACCCAGCGACGGCTGGTAGACGGCACAGCCACCTACAGCGCGCGCCTCCTTCACCAACCGGGTATAGACCTCCAGGAATGCAGCCCGGCCTGCGATCTTATCGCCGGCCTCCACCAGCGGCAGCGCCGCGGTCCATGCGTCCCGGGTCTGCACGGTCCACACCAGCGTCACCGCCTCGTCAGCGGCGCGGATGGCCACGGCCCAAGCTTCGTTGGGTGCCGGGTGTCCGTCGTCGATGCGCTCCATGATCGCGGCGAGGCTGAGCTTGCCTTTCACCTCTCGGCGGCAGGCAGTCAGCGCGTTGGCCAGTACCTGCAGCGGGTAGGTCGCTAGGTCAGCGACCATGTAGGCCGCAGCGGCCGGGCGGATCTGCTCGCCCATCACCTCAGCCGTGGCCACCAGCATTTCGACCAGCCTGTCCTGATCAGCATCACTGAGCATTCGCGTTCCCCTTCAAGCGGCGCAGCAGCGCCTTGGCGTCGTCGGCCGCGTTGGCATTGGCTTGCGTCTGGTCCTGCTGCCGGGCGCTGGTGTCGGTCACCTGCCGCCCGGTCGCCCACTGCGTGCGGTACGCCTCGGCCCCGGCCAGCAGCACGCCCAGGTCGTGCATCCGCTTCACGGCGTAGTTCTCGTTGACGCTCAGGAACCAGCCCGCCACCTGCGGCGCCTCTTCCCGGCCCAGCCGCTTCACCAGATCCCGAACGTTGGTGTTGACCTTGGCGTTGCGGACAGGGTCCACGCCGTGGCGGATGCGGTAGGCGGCCCGGTAGGCAGCCCACGTCGCCTTGCAGGCCAGCTGCATCTGCTCCTCCAGCTCCGCTTTCGTCAGCGGCGTCGCCACCGGCGGCGCAATTGGCGGTTCATCTGACGGTTCAATGGGGGTTATATGACGGTTAGGCGGCACGGGGCGCACCTCCAGACCTGCGCCCGGTGCATCCCCTCCTGCAGCGGGCGCATCCCCGCCTGCATCGGGCGCACCCCCTGCATGGGGCGCAGCACCTGCGCCCGGTGCAGTACCGTTCTTTCCGGTCTTGCGGGTGCCCTTGGACGGCGCAGCGGCAGCGTTGAACTTGGCCGGCGTAACCGAGTAGACGGTGCTGCTGTTGAATCGGCGATCGCGCGCCAGCAGGCCAACGGCCTCCAGATGGTCCATGGCGCTACGTACAGCGCGCGCCGACATGCAGCAGCGCGCGGCGATGGTGCCGACCGCTGGCCAGCACACGCCGTCGTCGTTCGCTTGGTCAGCCAGCGAGATCAGCACAGCCTTCTGCGTGACGCTCAGGCCCTGCAGCGGCCAGCACTGCGACATGATGATCGTCGACATGTCAGAGCCCCAGCGTCATGTTTTCGCCCGGCGCCACCGGCCACCAGGTGCATGCAGGCTTGCCCGTCGTGGCGCATGGCGCCGTGGGTCCGCGCCAGATGCGGCCTTGGCGTGCCAGCTCCGGCAGGCGGCGGCCCAACATGTGGCGGTCAAGGCCAGTCAGCGCCGCGAGGTGCAGACTGCTCTGACCAGGATGACGCTGGACGGCGACTGCGGCCATGGTCTGCTGGTCCAGCAGCTTGCCGGTAGAGACAAGGTCGGCCGCTGCAACGTGGCTGCTCTTGGGATCGGAGGTACGAGCCAAATGGATCATCGGACTGCCCTCCCCTTCGCCGCAGCCCGCGCGACGTTGCGCTCCAGGCGGTTGGCCATCGTGCGCAGCGCGCGGATCTCGGCAATCATCTGCTCGGCCTCGGCGTTCGTGATGGTCGAGTCGGCGATGGCCTCCACGGCCGTGCCGGACAACTTCCCTACCCGGCTGGTGATCTCCAGCAGCTTCATCTGGATGGCGCCGATCTCGTCGGACCAGCCACCCTCCGGCGCCGGCGGCACCACGTCCGCGGCCATGCCGAAGCGCGCCACCAGAGACTGGAGCCAACCCAGCGCGCGCTCACCGCCGCCAGCCTGCTCCTGCATCCACTCGGTCAGCAGTTCAGCGATCTGGAGCGTCACCGACTCACCCTCCAGACCGCGCAACTTGGCGCGCAACGTCTCGGGGTGCATCGACTTGCCCCGGCGCTGGGCCAGGTACGCAGCTGCAGCTTCTACACCGCCCGGCGTCTCACGCACGGAGTTGTAGAGGTTGTCGAGCCAGTTGAGGGAAGAAGTGCGGCAGGTCATCGGGTCACCTTGGGAGGGACGGTGTTTCAGGGTTTCGGGCTGGGCCCGGGTGGCGCACGATTGGCGCCATGGAGATCAACAACTCAGGGACGACGGCCAGGGAAGGCCTTTCAGGCGGTGTCGACCGGGGCGATGCGATTCGCGTCGGGATCATCGTTCGCGGGCTCAGCAGCGGCCTGGGGCCCAGCGCCCAGCAAGCGCTGGATCTGCGGCAAGGCCGGCAGAACGCCCTCCTCTGGCCATGCCGCAACCTCTTCAAGAGGGAGCTGCAGCAAGGTGGCCAGGTGTTTGTCGCTGGCCATACCGAGCTTGGCGCGCAGCGCGCGCTTACTCATGCGGCTGTCAACCAGCTGGCGGACTGCTGCAATGCTGGAACCCACAAAGACCTCCGGCCGCAGCAATTCGAGGAACTGCCTGCGCGCTGGGGGGATTCCACTGGCACGCCACTCGCTGACAGACGGCGGCTTGATCCTGCAGATGCGGGCCACCTCGGTGGTGCCACCCAAGCGGTCGATGATCTCGGAAGCAGTAAGGTTGTCCATTCGCCAAGATTAGGACTAGCTAATGTCTCAGTCAATAGCCAGTCCTAATTCGATTGCAGTTAGCCTTTCCTAATGACTACTCTTGCCGAACGCCTGACGCTCGCAATCGAGCACGCGCAGATCACCAAGGCCGAGCTAGCCCGCCGGGTTGGCATTTCTGCTCCCAGCGTCAATGGCTGGTTCAGCGGAAAGGCCAAGTTCCTACGTGGTGAAAACTTGTTGGCCGCTGCTAAGGCGCTGGGCGTCAGCGAAGCCTGGTTGGCCACTGGCAAAGGACCGATGTATAGCGGGGTGCAAGAGCCCCCTGTCTCATATGTCGCGGAGATTGAGACACCACCCGGCTATGTTCGCTTCGACTTGTTTGAAGGGGGTGCGGGAATGGGCGCAGGGATGGTTAACCAAGACTACCCAGAGGTGGTGAAGACCATCGAGGTCGCAGAATGGGAAGTCCGCAGGAAGCTCGGTTACCTACCCAAGCCAGGCAGGATCCAGATCATCACCGGCCGCGGGCCGTCCATGCGGCCCAAGCTCGAAGACGGCGACATTGTCTGGATCGACACGAGCTGCGACTACTTCGACGGCGACGACTACTACCTCATCAACATTGGCGGCGAGACGCAGATCAAGATGCTGCAGAAGCGTGGCGATGGGCTCTATGTGGTCAGTGTCAACACGGACTTTCCCGCCTATCGGCCAGATCCTGGTGACGTAAGCATCCTCGGTAAGGCGCTGATCCACGCAGGACTGCGAAAGTTCTAGGAGCGTCCCAATTTGGGACAAAGAACGAGCCCCGCTTCGCGGGGCTTTTTCGTTAGCCCTATTCATAATATTGTTAGCCACTCCTATTGACTAAGAGATTAGCCACTCCTAATCTACGGTCGTTGCCCAACACCACCCCATCCCGGGGCCGGGCGCAGGAGATCACGCATGGCCACCCTTTCCCTGGGCGTCAGCAAGGCGCCACCTACCGTCGTAGCGATTCCTTCCCTCGGCGTGATCGCCATCAAGGTGGGCGCTGCCAGCCTCTACATTGAACTCGCAGAGGCCGACCGCCTCTCCGTAGAGATCCAGCACGCCGCACATCAGCTGAGCGGCGAACGCCAAGGCGCAGCCGCATGAGCGCCGCCCTCGCCCACCACTCAAACGCTCAGCGCGCCGCTGCAGCCGCCGGCATCGTCGCCCGCGCCGGGCGCCGCTGGGGCCTCCTCCCCAATCAGGTCATCGCAGCCGCCAGCTTCGCCGCCAATGCCGTCCTGCGGCAGGGCAAGAGCGCTGCAGGTGCTGTCGCCGCCGCTCGTCGCGCAGCGCGCGCACATGCAGGTGCTGCATGAGCGCCCCCACCAAGATCGCGGCAATCCGCCACGCAGTCAGCGCGTTGCACGGTGCCGCAGACGACGGCGCGGACACCCGCCGCTACGCGGAAGCACTGCAGGAAGCAGCTCAGGACATTGACGCACTCGTGCAGGCCGATGAGGACTACGACCAAGCGCGTGACCGGTGGCTCCACTCGCCGAGCGATCACGAATCGTTCGAGGCGGCCCGGGAAGCCTGGGGGCGGCGCGCCATTGCGCTCGCCCGCGTCAAAGGCGGTGCCGAATGAACGCTCTGGCCACCACCACAGTGCGGAAGAACCTTCTGGAACGAGAGGGCTACACGCCCTACTGCGGCGAAGCACTGATGTGCACTGCAGGTCTTCCGCGAACCACGTGGGACGGCGCGCAGTTTCGCTGCCGCTGTGGCTGGCGGTCGGAGTTCCCCGCCGACTTCATCGCTGCATACAAGGCTAGATGGGGCATCCCCAGTGACGCCTCGACCGAACCGGACTTCTTCGCCGCCATGGCCGTCGGCATCCCGCCCATCACCCCGCCCGTCGGCCCGGCCCCTGCGCCGACCGAACCCACCACCGAACAGGAGACTGAGTAATGCGCCATCTGGCCCTGCCCTTCTTCTGCGCCGTCGTCGTCGGCCTGCTCCTCGCCGTGCTCGTTTGGGCCCTGCGCAACTACGTCGACGCCGTCGCCCTGGCCTGCGCCATCGGCGCCGTGTTCTTCGCATGGCGCTGCTGGGAAGACCTCCAGACCACCTGGCCAGACTTCAAGGCCGAGATGCAGCAACGCACAGCCGAACGGCAGCGCGCGCCGCTGGCCGCTGACGACACCCACTGAGCAATCGCCCGCCCGGGTGACCGGGCTCCGCGCCGGCCGGACTTCCACTCGCCGGTAACCCATTCCACATCGAGATCCGCCATGACCGATTCAGTCGTTGTCGATTTCCAGCACGAGCCAGAGTTTGCCAAGAAGGAAAACGGAGAGCTGCCGCGCATCGAGCAGATCCGCGAGCAGGTAGCCGGGTTCGTCGAAGGCTACGCCACCGCGAAGGGCCAGCAGCCACCGCGCATCATCTTGCAGGCGTCCGACCTCAAGCATTGCGTGCGCCGCATCCTCGCCCGCATGCAGAAGCCTCACCGTGACCAGGCAAAGGCCGCGTGGCAGGAAGAGCGCAAGTCGGGGTCCAAGCGCCCATGGCGCGAAGCAAAGCCGGAGCCTATTCCCGGCGCGACGCTCACCTGGTGCGGCATCCCCATCGAAGGCATGGGCTACAGCCGTCACCGCGCGGTCGACAAGCACTGACCCATGGCCAAGCCGGTCCAGATGGACATTTTCGATGACGACCCAGCGCGCGAGGCAGCCGCGTGGCGAGCGCAGGCGGAAGAGTCACTGAAGCATTTCCAGTTCCCCGAATCGATCCGACTGGAGCGGCACGCCTACTACCTCGGCGTGGCCGAGCAACTTGAAGCCAGGGCGCGCAGCGCGCGCTCCACCAACAGCAAGGAAATGCAGGCATGAGCAACGACAAGACAACCCTGGCGGACGTGCAGCCCGGTGGAAGGGTGAGGCTGGGGGATCAGGCCGAGCGGGCGCGGTTTGAGGCGTGGCATCGCGAGAAGTTCAAGACGAGCTGGCAGACTGGCGCGCCTACGCGCGACATGCACAACGGCGTCTACGCGGATAACTACGGGCCAGCCGAAGAACAGGTGCGCTGGGAAGCATGGCAAGCCGCCCTCTCCGCCCAGCCCTCCCCGGGTGGTCAGGATGCGCTGGATTGCATCGGCCGAATCGAGGAAGCGATTGAGTTCCGCGTCCCGCACGACATCTACGCCGCTGTGCACGGCGAGCTGGCCGAATTGAAGGCAGCACTCACCGCCCGCCAGCCGGTGGGGGAGGCGCACGCGGACGACCTTGCTGTGGACGGCTTCGCCGCAGCCATGAAGGCCAAGATGGCCGAAGCGCGCGCCAAGGGCCGTGGCGGCTGGGAAGACCCCGCGCAGTGCAGCGCCGATGACCTGAGCCGCATGCTCCGCAACCACGTCGAAAAGGGAGACCCGCGCGACGTGGCCAACTTCTGCATGATGCTGCACCAGCGCGGAGAGGCCATCAGCGCCCGCCAGCCGGTGGGGGAGCTGGCCATCGACTACGAAGACCTGTTGGACCAGGCCAAGGACTTGATCCACTGCGGTTGTAGCGTTAACGGTGCCTTCGAGTGGCTGCTGGAACAGCTGACTGACGGCGAAGCACTCTCCGCCCCGCCCGCGCAGGCCGTGGACCTGGGGCCGGTGCGTGCACTGTTGCAGCGACGGATTGAGCAGTGGCGCTCGCACCTGCCCGCCGATCCTGGCGCACCTGGAACCCGCGAGATTGAGACCAAGGGCGAGCACGACTACAACAACGACGTGCGCATCTACCGCGAGGGAATCGCCGTCATGGAAGAAGCGGTGGCATTGATCGGCCAGACAGTGCAGGCCGTGGACCTGGGCGACTTCAAGGCCCTATATCGCGCCTACGTCCGCCTGCTGGAATCCGGCCCGGATCGCATCATCGACCTTGGCGGCAGCTGCGATCCGGTCGATGTGATGGAAGCAAACGACGTCGACCTGCAGGCTGCGCGGCGCGTCCTCGACAGCCAGGCGGTGGGCAAATGAGCATCGACAGCGCAACCGAGCGCCGGAAGCTGCAACGGCTGATTGACCGCACCGCCAAGGCGGCCAGCGCGTTCTACCTGGCGAACAAGGACCTGTGCGAATTCTGCGTCGAGAAGTACGGCTGCGAGCCGGCCGACGTTGACTGCGACCAGATCATTGATGCGGTCCAGGGTGGCGCGGGGGTGTCTGCCGGACTTCCTGCCGATGACTTCGATGAGGCGATGGTCGAGGCGATGGAGCTGGCAGGCCATGGCTGACCAGCTGCTCACCGCTGCACAGGCCAAGCACACAGCGCGCGTCTTCCTCAGCGAGGCGCGAGCGCGACGGAATGGCCTCGGCTTCTGGTTCGCCTTCAACGCTGCACAGCGCGCGCGCATGCGCGCCACTACCCCAGCCCCGCTTCCGGCACCGCCGCGCGCACCGGCTCTGCCGTCCCAACTGGATCTGTTCGCATGACCGCACCACTGCCCATTTCCCCGGCCACCGTTGTCGAGGCCACCAAAGCGTCGTCGCCTGTCGCTGCGGTCGTCGCGGCCATGCGGCGTGTCGATCCCGCCGGCGGCGCCGTTGCCGCCAACCAGGTCCGCGCGTGGGCCGATACCCTGATGACCGCGCTCTACACCGCGCAGCCTGTCCGCTGGGAGTATCGCAACAAGAAGGACGTGAGCCCGGGTTGCTGGGTCCAAGCCGACGCTGGGCACGTCTACGCCGCCCACCAGCGTGGGCTCGTTGTCCGCGCCCTATTCGAAACCCCGCGCGTGATCCAACCGGAGAAGCTGCATGAATTCCGGGGGCGCGTGTGCGTCCGCTGCGGCGACAGCGAGGATTGGGCCGGGCCGGATTGTGAGCCGCTGATCCAGAAAGTCGACCCGCGCAGCCGGCTCCCGGTAGAGGCGAGCTGGCTCCTTGAGCCGCTGAAGTGGATCCGCGACGCCGGGCCCATGCCGATCAGCACGCACGAACGCCGCCGCAGGGCCACCGAAGCCACCTTCCTGATCGAAAAGCTCGAAGCCCACATCGAGGAGTGCAACAAGCCATGACCCAGGAACATATCAGCCACCCGGAAGGGTTGCCGAACTGCGCCGCCGGACACCGCGCGCGACACATCCACGACAAGCGCTGTGCCTCCGCCGGCGGCGGCCACCTGGTCGAGTGCGCTTGCAGGTCGACCAGCAAGCATGCCGATCCCGACGCCGCCATTGCGGCGTGGCGTCGGCTCAACCGCCCCGCCCGCAGCGCGCGCCCCATTCCAGTCGAGGCACCTGCCGGCAACGTCCTGCAGTTCCAGCTCAGCCTTGCCGAACGCAAATCCAAGGCTCACCGCATCGGAGGCCATCATGGGCGCGGCTGAAAGACTGGAAGAGCTGCTATCGCTTGATCGCGTGCGCCAGATGACCGGTATGGGCACCACCTTCATCTACGGCGAGATCAAAGCTGGCCGCTTCCCGCGCTCCATCCGCATCGGCCGTCGCGCACTCTGGATACAATCCGAGGTGCAAGGCTGGGTTCGGCAGCAGATCGCGCAGAACCGACCTTTGCAGGTGGATGGGTAA